AGCTCCTGGTTCAGATCCAGATCCTGCTCGAGCTCCTGGTTCAGATCCAGATCCTGCTCGAGCTCCTGGTTCAGATCCAGATCCTGCTCGAGCTCCTGGTTCAGATCCAGATCCTGCTCGAGCTCCCTGCCGGTCGCAGTGAATCTTGCCCATGGGCCGCGCCCATTCCCCCTTCTGATTCGTATCAGTTCGCCCCGTTCGCGGTCCAGATCCGTCGGCCCCGGGGCGCGGCGTCGGTCCAGATCCGTCGGCCCCGGGGCGCGGAATTATTCCCCGGGGCGCGGAATTATTCCCGGGGAAGGCGGGGAATCCCGGGCCGAATCCGCCCAAGTATTCGCGGCCCGCGGGGCAAGTATTCGGCCCAAGTAATCGAGGGGGACCTGGCGCGATCTATACTTGACGAATACTCGGTCCTGGCGCCCGCCCGCCGGCCGCGAATACTTCGGCCAGGGGCCCGTGACTATCGGGGCAGATCGAATACTTGAAAACGGCGGAAAACTGCCAAAAATCCACGCAACGCCCGCCGCCGCAGCCGCCCGAGCACAAGATGCATGTTTCGCGCAAACAATGTAGAGTAAAAATGAATTGGCTTTTTTATGCTATAACTCTTATACAATAGTCTTCAGGGGCCCCCTTTGAGGCTCGAAAAAATATTATTTTTCAGGAGGTATGAGATGCCTGAATCTGACAATCCTGTTCGTCGCGTCATTAAAACAGACTTCGAAAAAATTGTCCAAAAACGAAATCTACCTAAAGGTTCTGACCGAGCCCTCACTCCCAAGCAACGACGGTTCGTGGGCGAGTTGGTATCGAACGACGGTATGATCACCATGAGGGAGGCCGCGATACGTGCGGGCTACGCCCCTAGATCCGCACACTCTCGTGCCTGGGAGCTTACCAATGTGGAGATATCGCCGCATGTTGTTGCTGAGATCCGGCGGCAGCAGGCTGAGTTGGATGCGAAGTATGGCGTCACGTATGAGCGCCATGTTCGGGATCTGAAGGATATCCGAGACGATGCTTTGGAGAATGGGGCCTACTCTGCGGCGGTGCAGGCAGAGAAGGCTCGTGGTTTAGCTCAGGGGGACATCTACGTTTCTCGTTCAGAGGTTCGGTATGGCAGCATAGACTCCATGAGCAAGGAAGAGGTTTTGGCTGAGTTGAAGAAGCTAGAGGAGAGTTACACTGATGGCCTTATTGACGTCACGCCGGAAGAGGATGAAGGACCGTCCGACAACGATGCCGAGAGCGGCGTACACGCAGAGCGAGGGCGGGTTTTGGAAGAAGATGAAATCGGGAGTGTCGAAGACCGAAGCGGATTGGATAATGACGAGGCTGGAGAGTTGGGCACTTCCGGGGGTTCCTGATATTCTGGTTTGTGATGCCAAGGGACGTTTTCATCTAATTGAACTGAAGTACACAAAAGACAATTCGGTAAAACTTTCTCCGCATCAGGTTGGGTTTTTTCGTAGGCATGAACACGCCAGCGTGTGGCTTTTTGTCAGGCACGATCCGAAAAACGGAGAGCCCAGGCTTTTGTTATATCCTCCGGAACAGGTGGTGCCGTTATCCATGGACGGTATAAAGGGTGCAAAGCCGGTCAAAGAGTTTGAGGATCCTTTGGATTGGGCAGGCATAACCGAGGTCGTTGAGAATGAGTACTAGCTTCTATGTCGTTTAAGGGGCCCCCAGAACTTCTTGACAAGAAGCTGAAGCTTCAATTGCGCTTGGCGCAGTTGGAGAAGGTAGACAAGTGCCAGGACAACTTTTTGACCTTCGTCAAGGCCATGTGGCCGGAGTTCATCTTTGGTCACCACCACGGGACGATTGCGGAGAAGTTTGAGCGCGTAGCAAAAGGCGAACTTAAACGTCTGATCATCAACATGGCCCCACGGCACACGAAGTCGGAGTTCGCCAGCTTTTTGTTTCCCGCGTGGATGATAGGGCTAAATCCGAAACTCAAAATCATCCAGGCAACGCATACCACGGAACTTGCTGTGAACTTTGGCCGGAAGGTGAAGAACCTTATAGAGGAGGAGGACTATCAGGAAATATTTCCAAACACGCAGTTATCGGTAGACAGTAAGGCAGCGGGACGCTGGGACACGAAGCAGGGTGGGATGTACTACGCCGTGGGCGTTGGTTCGAACTTGGCCGGTCGCGGTGCGGACTTACTGGTCATAGACGATCCGCATTCGGAGCAGACGGCCATGTCCAATACGGGCTTTGACGACGCCTGGGATTGGTACACTGGTGGGCCCCGACAGAGGCTCCAACCGGGGGCATCTATCGTTTTGGTACAGACCCGCTGGTCTGAGAAAGATATGACGGGACAACTGGTCCGGGCTCAGATAAAAGACCCTAAAGCGGATCAGTGGGAGGTCGTGGAGCTTCCTGCTGTTTTGCCCTCCGGAAAGGCTTGCTGGCCGGAATTTTGGTCTATAGAGGAACTGAACAGTGTTAAATATTCGGTTCCGCCGTACAAGTGGAACGCGCAGTATCAACAGAATCCCACCGGCGACGAGATATCGATACTCAAGCGCGAGTGGTGGAAAGTCTGGGATAAGGAAAATGTACCGGATCTTCAGTACGTCATTCAAAGCTATGATACAGCGTATAGTAAACGTGAGACGGCGGACTTCAGTGCGATAACGACGTGGGGTGTGTTTTATCCGGATGAGGCGGGAGGGCCCCCTAATCTGATCTTGTTGGATGCCAAGAAGGGCAGGTGGGAGTTTCCTGAACTGAAGGCAATCGCGTTGGAGCAATATAAGTTTTGGGATCCTGAGACGGTTATTGTCGAGGCGAAGGCGTCAGGACTGCCTCTTACTCATGAGCTAAGGAACGTTGGCATTCCTGTAGTAAACTTTACCCCCAGCCGTGGTAATGATAAGTTATCGCGGGTTCATTCCATTTCGCCATTATTTGAGTCTGGTGTGATTTGGGCTCCTGATGAGCGGTGGGCAGAAGAGGTCATTGAAGAATGTGCAGCTTTTCCCAATGGGGAGTATGACGATTTGGTGGACAGCACCACACAGGCTTTGATGCGTTACCGGCAGGGTAATTTTGTCCAGCTTCCGACGGATTACCAGGACGACGAACCACGGACCGTGAGGTTTGAGGCGTATTATGGTTGACGGGTCCGCAGGTGCAGGAGATCAAGCGCGTCAACTTGCTGATTTAGAGGCACGATTAGGTGGCCTTCCCAGAGGCGGTTCCGGCTATTCTGGCGGCATTGCCGCACTTCCTTCTATTCGAGAGGGCCTAACCGCCGCCGGGGAGGGCACTGTCACCGCTTTGAACAGGGTAGCTCGTGGTCTAGGAGACAGGACGGCGGGTCTGGCCAGTTTTTTAGGCGACATTAATCCTGCTGTTGATATTGTAGATGCGTTTCGTGGTTCTGGTCAAATTATGCAGGGGGATGTCGTAGGCGGCGGCTCCAGGATGGCAGGCGGCATTGCAGCGTCCATGCTTCCCGGCTCTTACGCGCAGTATTCGGCTGTTGGGAAACTCCTTCCTGCCATGTTTATCGGTGTGGGCGGAATGCGTCGTCTTAATAAGCCGGGGTGGGAAGCTAACCTGGATCGGGCCAGGACTATGGAACATAAGGCGGATCCTTCTGTTGGACCAAAGGGGGAGTACACGGATGCCGCCAAGAGAGATCCTGTTTTAAACAAGAATATTTGGGAAAACACCGGATTCTACAAGGGTCAGGATAATCTTTATCGAACGGAGATTGATACAACTAAGTTCAAGGTTAAGTCTCCGGACGAAATAGGTGCTTTTGAGAATTTAGCAGACGCCAGCCGTACTCGACTCCCGGAAGGACAGCGCGGACCAATGGACTGGGGGGATTGGAGTGGTCCTCAACTAGAACATGACGTTATTACAGAAAGGGCCTTGGCTAATAGAAAGGCAGCTAAGACCATTAGACCGGGACATTACACGAATAAGATAGATGACCCGTGGCTACGGACCACTTGGTCTGACTTCTTTAGTTTTCCGGAACTGGAAAAGGCATATCCCGGACTTAAAGATATCGAATTAGATATTACTATTCTTCCAAAGGACAGCTATGGGTACCTTGCAAAGTGGACCCCTGCTTGGCAAGAAACTCCGGGAAAAATAACGGTACGAGCTACCCTGGCAGATCTTCGAAAAGCAGTGATACATGAAGCGCAGCATTATATCCAAAGGCAAGAAATGTTCGGGAAGGGGTCAAGCACGGGGGGTATTTTAGCAAGACGAGATGAACCAAAAGTAAAAGAATGGCTTTTGGATGCGGGTCCGGAAATGCGACAACTCGCTCGGGATAATTTAAGCTATGCTGATAAGTTACTTTTAAAATACCCTGGGGCCAAAGCCTTTTTAGAGCGGGTCCCGCGCAGTAAAGGAAGCGGCCCCCGTATCCAACCCGAGGACATGAAGGACACGAGTTGGGGCACGAAGGACGATAAGAAAATAGCGGCTAAAATTGGTCAGTTAAGGTCCGATGCTATAAATATAAATGCGGCGTTAGCGGGCAAAAATTCTTTGAAAGCCCGTGCTCAATGGGTTTATGGGAAACATGCGGGAGAAATTGAAGCTCGACGGGTTCAGAAACGCATGGATTACACTCCGGAACAGCGGTTTCCTAGTGACGATTCAGAAGCGATTTTTCCTGCGGGTAATGAGGAATGGTATGGCCTAAATATTCCGCTAGAAAGTCAAATAGTAGACACTGATTTTGCCCACGGCGGTCCCGTCTACGCCAGCGAACTTTTGCACATGGCGGAAGGCGGCCCCCCTAAAATTCCTGATCTGACTTCCGTGCCTGGGGGCAAGCGGGAGGGCGTACCGGATTCCGAGGCGTCACAGAGTACGATTAAGCGTAGGCTTGCTCTGGAAAAGCAGCAGTTGTCGGAGCTTCTTGGAAAGCCAGTAAAGAGGGACGTTACCCGCGCTCTGGAAAAGGGCATACAAAGTCTTTTGGACAAAGACCCGCTTTCGGGAAAAAGAGCCCAACGGATGTCCGATAGGATCTATGATTTAAAAGATCTGATAGATCCGCATCCCTTCTTTCCTACTATGGAAGAGGAAATGAAAGGAACTATCGGCCATGCTTTGGGTGTACCATATGATCCGGCCAAGTCTATCTGGCATCTATTAGATGAGAAAACACAGACACCGGACGATATCCGATTTCTGGATCAATGGTTGAAACAGAACCATGGCAAGGGGCTTCTAGAATTTACTTTCCCTCCGGAATTACCGCCTCCCCGGTCTCGAAGTCTATTGCAATATATTCCTCCTGGAGAAGACCCTGTCCCATCTGCGACGAATCTTTCCGAGGATGTTAGGAAGAGGATAAACAGTGTTCTGCAACCGCAGGAATCCGATTTATCTTTGGTTCCTGAATCGCGGCCCAAGGACCCTCTTAATTTACCTGCCATCATTTCAAAAACGGCGGCTTTAGCTGCGTTTGATGAACCACGGCCCAAGGGCAAGGGTCAGAGGTTTCGTGGCATTGGAAGTCTTATGCGGCGGCGTCTTTTCCCTCTTATTCAGGCTGCACAGCTTGGTTATGAGCATCTTTTGTCTCCTGAGCAGAAGGCTGAGATCAAGGATTTTCTGGAGAGTCCCGCGCATAAGATGGTGG